GTTATTCCTAAACTTAGCTTCATTCTGAATAAGCTATAATAGTTCCACTTGTTAAAGTCAAATTAGTAAATACAGCATCACCAGGAGCGTAAATTATAGCACCTTGCTTTAATGTTTTACTACCTAACCCTATTGATGTTAAATAGTTTGTTGTTGTATCTCCTGCTAAGCCACCTGTTAAAGTTGCTACTACTGTATCAGCTTGAACTATAAAACAATAGTATTTTTTGCCTGTTCTTGCAACTGTATTATCTATGTATTCACAGCCTCCATTAGCTGTTAATCTTAAAGCGTTTGCCATTTTATTTATTTTTTATTAAGTACCATTATTCTATATAAATTGTAACATTTACCAAAACACCTGTTGGATTTGTAACCCATGCAGGACAAGTCCACCTTATTGTAATATAATCGCCAGCATTCACCGAACGTGATAAACCACTAATTAATGAACTATTTAAAGGATTGCCACTAAATAAAATACTTGTTGAAATATTAGAATAAGAACCATTAACACCCAAAGCAATAGTTGAACTTTCTCCACTACCTAAAGTTTGTCTTGAAGCAAATACAACTGATTTAATAGTGCCACTTTTAGGACATATTAATCTTCCATTAAAATCTGTTGTGCTTGGAGCTGTTTGAAATCCACCAATAAAATAAATAGAATTATCAGTAGGATTTAAAGTTGTAGTGCAAATCATTTGTAATGAATAACCTTTTACATAGTTAACTAAATCAGTTTGATTTGTTATTGTGCCTGTTATTGCTCCCCAAACTCCACTATTTGCTGCTACCTCAATATATGTACTACCACTCCAACGATAAACTTTATTAGTATCTAAGGCAATATAAATTTTATCACTTGCGCCTGTAACTGGAAATGCTGCTAAATTAGCATACTCCAATACCTCATCAACGTATGCTGGTAAGTAAGCCGCATCTACTTTTCCATCACTTGCCAACGGAGCGTAACCATTTGCTACTCCTCTATTGGCTGAATTTTCAGGTGTGTAACCTAATACAGTTGTAATGCTTTTATTCTCATATCTTGTTGTCCCCGAACTCCAAAAGATACCATCATTGTTATTTGGACTTGGTAAATAGCAATCATGGAGCTCGCCGATTTCCCATCCGTTCATTATCTTACAATAGATTTTACCTTGGTTTGCATGAGCGTAAATAACATAACCCACAACTACTAAATGATTAGGTGCTATTGGTTGAACATTTGTTAAATTACCAGGTGTTGATGAACTTACATAAAGTACATCGCCATCTGACCACGTTTCACCTTGTAAACTGCCAGTAGTGTTTAATCCTGTAATTTCACCAATAACTACTATTTTACCGCTTTGATTATTATCTATATTCTCATAAACAACTCCAATAGTGTCTGTTGAATTACCATTACTATCTGCTAAAGCGTAATCAACTGCTAACCTTTGCCCTTGTGCATCCTGTACTTTTAAAACTTTATATCCAGTTGCTAAAAGATTGTCTCCTGTTTTATTTACTACGGTTAAGTAAAGATTTTCAGGATAACTTGAACCACTACCCTCAGGCACATAATCTAAGTTAGTCCATGTATCAACTCCGTTGCCTATCTTATAACGTGGCTGGTCCGTTCCTGTATAAAGTACATCGGTACTCAAAGCAATTTCACCGCTTAATAAAATAGGATTGTTAGTAGTCCAGTTTGCTGATGTATCTCGTCTTAATTGTATTTGCGCTGTTATTGTACTCATGCTTGTATTATGCTATTTGTGTAAGTTGTATTACTTGCTCCGCCATCTATTGCACTAACTTGTATTACTGAATAAGTACCGCCACTTGAAATCGTTGTTATTATCTCATTGTTTTGGTTTAATATAGTTACTGGTTCACACGTTCCGCCAGTTTGTGCCGAACTTAAACTCCCACTAAAAGGTATCTGACATCTATCATAAGTAAATGGTATTCTTAAAGTTAAATCAAAATAATAGCCTGCCGTTTCATCATCAAACCTTGTATGATAAAAAGGATTTAAAGTAACAGAATCACTTACTAAACTCCAACCATAAATAGAACTCCTACATTGAGCAATAACATCTAAACAAACTTGTTGCATATCACTTAGCACTTCTAACTCATTCAAGTTACCTTTTAACATTCTATCTGAAATGTAAATTGTAACCACATGCAAGTATGCGCCACCTTGCACCTGTGCCGGTTGATAGTCAACCCACATTGATGGGTAGTTTGTCGTTCCACTTGTTGCAAATTCATTTACATTGCCATTACCAAAAGAATTAATCTGATAATGAGCAGATGCAATGTTATTTAGATTTTTTATTACTTGGTTTAAAGTTATCATTCAAATACTTTTTTAAACATTCTATTTTTTTAATAAACTTTAATTCCTTTTTAGACACGTTTTCTTTTTTCAAACAATTCTTCATAATTAATAAATCTGTTTTGAACATTTAAAAATATTCCACAATCGTATGGACTTACACTTGGAAATATAACATCAAACCCATCGCCAGGATTATCATATAAAGGATATAAGTCGCTATTCTCAAAAAGATAATCAATTAATCTTTGCGTGTGGTATTGTGCCTTTTCACTTACTAAGTTTGTAAACTGGTCCAACTGACTATTGTCTAAGCCACTTGAATTGTCAGAATTTTTTCTAACTATATCTTTGTTAGTTACCTTGTAAACTAAAAAAGGTGCAGCTTCAACCATAGTCCACCACTTTAAAGCAGGAATAATATAATTGTCAAGTAAAGTAGTATTCAATGCGCTTACTGAATTTGTACTTACTTGGCTTATTATTTCATCGTATAAACCACTGCCTATAAAATTTCTAATATGAATCTTTTGAGCTTCTTCAATAGCTATTCTAATATATTTTTCATCTACATTAGGATCAACAAAAGTGTAATCCTTAATGTATGTTGCTGTTACTAATAATACTGTTGCCATGTTTTATTTTTTTATTCTTACTACATTTTGAACCCAAATATGTCTGCAGAACGGAGTTACAACATCTGTTCCTTTTCTTCTCCAATAACCGCCACGCTCTGCCCAAACATCCCAACCAACTATTCCTGATATTTGTTCTATTTGCGCACGTGTATATATTTTCTTTTGGTTAATTAACTTAACACAAAATTCTCTTGAAGTTTTAATCAAAGGTTTAAGTCCTGGTCTTGGTTCGTATGTGTACATAATCTTTACGTTATCTACATTACTACCTTGTTTTCTTAAAACATTTTTAGCTTCTTCAGTCGGTACTCTTATTGCCTTTTTAAGTCCACCGCTTTCTTTTACCTTAGTCTCAATAGCACCATCTTCAATCAATTTCTCTATTGCTGTATTAACTCTTTTTTCAGACACTCTTAATGTATCGGCAATAGTTTTATTCTCTATTAAACTATCTTTCGTTAAAAGCTCTAATATTGAACGATATAACGTTTTAACATCTCCCTCTAATATATCAAATGAATAATTTTTTACTTCATGTTCAAATACTGAATCAATGCTTTGTGCTCCAAACATAAATCGTTTATCAACTATTTCATATTTATCAGCATCTTCGCCATGCATCCTGAATATGTCTATAATTTCATCAACTTCGCTTTCATTACTTGTAAAGCATTGTTCACAATCATGCTCTTCAAAGTGATGTACTGCACGTGATACAACTGGCTTAACTTCTTCTTCAATCGGTGGCAATCCGTACATTTCACGTACTTCATTTTGAGTCATTACCTTTATTTTTTCTTCAATAGGTAACTGCTCTTCAATAGGGTCTAACTCTTTTAAGTAAATACGATTAGAAAATCCTTTTAATTTAAGTAAGTAGTTAAAGTCTCTTTCGATTTCTTTTTGGTTAGGGATTATATAAGTATTTTTATATAACTCATAACTATCGTTAATCTGATCCTTAGTTCCTAACTCCCCTGCAGTTTTAATACCAACTAACATTGGATTAGGAATGTGATGCCCTATAATTAATTCTTGAATAACTTGGTCATTAAGACCATTCAATTGTTCATCTACGTTTTGAGGTGTTAAATGTTCTATTGTTGGTTTACTACTTTCGCTTTGACTAAAAGTAATTAATAAGCTGTTAGCTCTATCAGTTGATGTAAACTTTTCTTTTAGTTTGCTTTCAATCGTTTCTCTTTCTTCTTGAGTTGGTCTACCATTAGCAAAGTTTAAAATAGTTCCTGCATTGAAACCGCTTTTAATTGCGTTCAATCTGTAATTAGATAACTCAACATCAACCTCCGCATAAACAGTTGAAGCTACATAGTCAGGTAATGGATAAGCATCTAAGTCAGGTCTATATTCTTTTGAAACAAATATTTGTCTTGCACTTGGTTTTTCAGGATCAAATAAATCTATGTATTCAAGTCCTGTTTCCTCTTTACTTTGCTTTTGTTTAGACCAGTCTTTTGAATACCAATAACCTTCAGCATCTTTTGCCTTGCGTAAATTGTTGTAAGGAAAATGTAATGTTTCAAATGAAGTTCCTGCCTTATTCCAAATGATTTCTAAGTAATAACCTCCAAATAGTTTTTTATCTAATACACATTTTTTAACTATATCTTTTAACGTATCAAAGTTGCTATTCTCTTTATTTATAAAGTCATTTGCCATTGCAATATCCTGCAAAGTCAATCCCTCTGAATCAAACCCAACACCAGCTCCGCAAATGTATAAAACCTTACCATTTATAAAAGCATTATGCTTAGAGCTTCTATTATACAAATAAAGCAAGTAAGCTGGGTAATTATTGTAATATCCTCCCTCTTTATCTGCTCCATAAATAATCCACTCCTTTGATTTTTCCTCTTTAAATACAGGTGTTTTATGTGCCTGTAATTTCAGATTTATAACTTCATATAAATTACTATTGTCCATACGTGATTATTGTTTTTGGCTCATTGTCATATTCTGTGTAAACAGGTTTGTCGCTATTTACTTTTACCATTCCTATTTCTAAAACACCACTTGCTAAACTTGGATTCAAATTACTTGAGCTTGTTTGCTCATAAATAGTATATTCATAAAATCCTGTTTCTGCTAAACTTACTACTCCGCTTGTTAAGTTAGTAACTCCAGTTGTTTCAGTAATTAAAAACTTATTATATCGGTCAGGATAAACAGAACTATCTGCAACTATAAAGTTAATAGGATTAAGTTCTACTTGGTGTTTGAATGAAAATAAATAATAAGGATTGCTTAATGTTACCTTTTCAGATAACGTAAATACTAAAATGTTGTTAGTGCCTTTGTTTATTATTTGCATTTGTATTTAAGTACCAAATTTAATAAAATAAAATAAAAAAAGCCGGCTTACAGGCCAGCTCTTAATAAACTATTGTTTAACTTATAGCAAACCTGCTATAATACCTGAACTTACTTTGTTAGCAGGTAAAGGTTCTTTTCCTGTTAAAGTAATGTTATAGCCATTTTTATCACCACTTGCTTTGCCAGTTGTTGAAGCTGAAGCTGTAAGATGCATAGCTCTTGTTTCACCTGCTAAATGATAAACATCATCCGCATCCTGAACAATAACCATTAATCTATTTTGAGTTAATAAACGTACAATATTACGATTTTTAGCAGTCATTTTATAAACGCTAAATGTAACTGTTTGAGCATAAAATGTAGTTCCATTCTCTACAGATACAGTTGCATCTTCTGTAAATTGCCCGTCTTCAAGTTCAAGTTCAACAGTCCAAAACTTTTTTCCTGCTGCCATAGTGATAGCTGTAACAGTTCCACTCGATTGAGTAATTGCTGAAACATTTGCAAACTCAGTTAAGTATAATTTTTTTAGACCGCCAGCACCTTGTCTGCAATCTAATGTTAACCCTTCTATTATATTACAAGCCATTTGTTTTAAATTTTAAAAGGGAGTTGTTACACTCCCTTAGTTAATAATTAAGCGTTAGTGTATTGTACTACGTGATCGATAAATTTCACAGCAACACCTGCTCTGAAAGCACCAAACAATCTCCAAACTCTATCGTCTTTTGAATACCATGCTTCGATATTTTCTAAGTCTGATTGTAAGTCAGTACCGAAAACTAAGTTAGATGCATAAGTAGCAATGATACGATTTTTAACTGCTGTAGGTAATGAACCTGTATCAACTGCATTATCGTTATTCATACCTGGTACTGCAACAACTTTCATGTTAGTACCTGGATACATTAACTCCCAATTGTTCCATACGTTATCAGTAGTGTACTGAGAACCATAGATGCCAAAAGTTGATGTAATCTTAGCAGCTAAAATTCTGAAAGTATCATAACCACAGAATGCAACGATAGGCTCGTTTGCAATTGCAGCAGCTGGTACTTTTGCATAAACATCATCAAATATAGTTAATACATTTGTTGAGTTTAAAGTAGAAGTAGTTGCAGCTACAGCAGTTCCTGCTGTATCAATTGTAGATAACCAACCATTCATCTGCTTTAATACAGTTGAGTTAGTGTAAGTTGTTTTACCTTGCCAAATCATTTGCTCAACATTCTTAGCAACTTGTGCTAATTTTCTGTCGATAATGTTTTGTGCAATAGATAAAGAGTCATTGTTTGCTCCCGCTGGTAAATACTTTTGAGTGTAGTAAGTGTTTAAGTCTTTTAAACAAAACTGCTCTGCAAAATTAATTCCTACAGTTGCAATAGATACCTGACTGAAAGTTGTAGTTCCTGAAGTTGTAAAGCTACATGCTTCTGCTTGGAATGGTACTGTACTTTCTAATACAGGGATTTTTTCTGTAGACTTAATTCCTGTACGAATGTCTACACCTTTTCCTAAGGTTACACCACCTAAGATTGCTTTGGTGATGAGGTCAGCTCTGTTTTCTTCAACATAAGCTGTCATTGAATCAAATGAAAATGCCATGATTTTTGTTTTTTGTTTTTATTGTTAATAATTATATACTTTTTTTCTAAACTCTTCTAAACTTGATAGAGGTTTCTTACTATTGTTTTTTGCTTCACTTAATGGTGCAACACTTGGAGCATCCGCAACTTTCTCAATTAAACTAAACAACTTTTTATTTAAATCGTTTTGTGTATTGATAGTAGTGTTAGCAGCTTCTAATGATTGATTTGCTAAACCTAATGCAGCTTCTAATTTTGATAAACGCTCGTTTAATTCAGCAAACTTTGCCTCAAACTCTTGGTTATTATTAGATGCCATTTCTTCCATTACTGGTGCTTCTTCAACTTCTTCAGGTTCGATGCCTTTTACAATTCCGTTTTCAATGTAAATCTTCATTGGCATTTCATTTACCATGATAACCATTTCAGTAACTTCTGCTGGCACATCCATAACACCATCGGGTGTGATAACTTGCAGTTTAGAACCTACAGCAATTTCTTCTGTATCTGTTCTTAATATGCTACCGTCTTTTGCTTTGTAATCTGCAAACTTTTGATTTGCGATTTCATCTTTGAAAATATCCTTAAACAAGTCTTTCATATCTGAAAACACTTCTTTAAATGATTGCTTTTTGTTTTCCATTTTGTTTGCTTTTTAATTAAGTACCTTATTATAATATTTTTTTAATTTTTTCTCTTAATGACTGAATACGGTCTGCTATTTTTTCTACTTCGCTTTGTTCTATATTCTGTAACTTTCGATGTGCAAATGCACCCTCAACTGAAAATCCTTTAAACACTCCCGTCTTTACAAAGTCATTCCAAACCTCATTGTTATCTACTTTAAACGTACCGAACCATGAACCCTCTGTTAATGTTGGATAACCTTCAGGTGTTCTAATGCCACGTGTTTTATCAATGATAAAAGATTCAACCATGTAAACACCATTAACTTGTCTTTCACTATCATGCATCATATTAACGTTATGGGTATATCCTTTTTTGAAGAATCGTTGTGCAATCTTTTCAATTTGCTCTTTGTCAAATACTACATAGTACTCACCCATTTCATCTTTGCGATAAATAGGTAAATCGGATATCATTAAAGCTCCACTAATCATTCTTTTTTCTTTATCAGCAAAGAATTTAAATTGTGAACTCATTGATTTATTTTCCCACTTTGAATAACATATTGCTGTAGCCTGGTCAGCATCTTTTCCTGCTTCTATTTCAATTCCAATACATCTATTTATAAATTCTTCTTTGCTTTCATTTGCACGTGGATTGACAACCATTTCTTCTCTATCAATCTGTTCTAATTTACGTTGCGCCCATTCAATACCTTCGTCTCCACCCCATGCTAACCACATTAAACGACCACAGCCATCTCCTAACTCTTTTTGCGAGTTTTGTCTATGCCTTTCAAATCCTGCCATTCGTGCAATTGTATCTCTGCTTATAGCTTCGCCATTTGCTAATTGATTTGCTCTAATTTTTCCAACGGGAGTCCCACAATCACCCCATCCGTTTTCTTCTGCCCATCTTAAAGCTATCTTTGCATTTTCACTCGCTTGTTTTGGGTAGTCAGTATAACTTTCAAATGACTGCTCTTTAAACGCAAACCAGTTTTTCTCTATGGCTGGTTTATCAACAAGTGCGATGTATTCAACTCCTAATTCATCGCTTTCATCTATTACTAATTTGTAAACTGGTAATTCCATTATCCTATTTTTGATTGGTTACTTAATTTATTAACTCTATCTGTTACTGCTCTACTTTCACTTTCTACAACGTATGCTTTAATTGGTGCAGGTTGTTGTTGACCTTGACCGGCTATAGTTCCGTCAGGATTAAGTTGTGTTACATTATTTTGCGCTGTCAACCCTGGTGCCATTCCTCCACCGCCACCCTGTGAAAAAGAACCTAAGTTAGCTTCTAATGGTGTACCTCCTCCACTTGCACCGCTTTCAAACTTTGTACTTGCTATCTTTGCTATTGATGCAACTGCTGTTACTCCTGCTATTGCTGCCGCTATATATCTTGTTGGTCCTACTAAGGTAGGGTCAGCCATTACTGCCATTACTGATTGAACTCCACTCATAGTTGCTTGTGCTAATTGTAAAGCCTTATTTATTTGAAAGCTACGTCTCGCTTGTTGTTCAGTCTTTTTTGGTAAAGCATCGTTTAAAGCCATTAATGCGTTTAAGCCATCAGATGCCATTTGCATTTCAGCCATTAATGCTGTGTGCTTTATTGCTTTTAGCTTTTTTTGTTTTTCATCTTCTAATGCTACTATTTTATCCGCATCGCCTTGCGCTAATCTAAACTTTTGCTCATATTCAAACTCTAATTGTGCTAATGCTTGTTGCTCTGCTCCTTGTATTAAACCAATTCTAATTTGAGTAATTTCATTTAGTCTGTTTAATTCAGCTTCTCGTAATTCTCTATCTTTTAAAGCAAGGTTTTGTTCTATCTCTTGCTTCTTTGCTGCGTATTCGTTTTCAGCATCAACCCTCGCCTGTGTTCCTTTATTATAACTATCTATTAATAATTTTAAACGCTCTAACTGTATTGTTGATTCAGCTTCTAATGCTTGGCGTTGTGCCTTTATTCTTTCTATTTCATTTTTTATTTGGTCAGCAGCAAACTTTGTACTATTAACATTTAATTCTGCAGTAGCCTGTGATTGCGCCTTTAACATCTCATTATATTCTTTATTGAGTGCTAAGTCGTTCATTTTTTGTTCTGAACGTAAACCTGCTAT